GCACGTAACATGGAAGGCACTCTTGCAGTCCAACAGGCTCAAGAGCGTATCTTTGACCGTCTGACCTATCTCGTCATGGAGACTGGTCTTGCTAAAAAGATGCGTGGTCAAAAGCTGAACTTCCTTAACACTTGGAAGCGTAACCCTAATAGCCCTCAAGCTGTTGCTGACGCTGCCCGAGAGGCTGCTAAAACAGCAGACGATATGCAGCAAGAGGCTGCCGACGAAGCACTGGCTTTCATTCAAACTTTGAAAGCTGTTGCTGATGAGCGTCCTGAGTTCTTCGATCCGCTGCGACTGGCTTATGAGTTCTCTGATGGTGACATTAACACCATGGGTAAACTCAACGAGTATATCAAAGAAAGCCTGCCTGCTATTCAAAAAGCAGTATATGACAAGCGTCCTGATATTCCTAACGCTATTGTCCAAGGTCTATATTCTAACTACTATAACTCTATCCTGACATCTGCCTCTACACCTGCTAAGGCATTGTTCGGTAACGTTGGTGGTATGATTGCCAAGCCTGTTGCCCACATTGGTGGTGCTGCAATCGGTCTAGATGCACGTCAAATGAAGCGTGGTTGGGTTGCCTACAGCTCTGTGCTAGACTCCTTTATGAAAGGAACTAAGCACATGGGTAAGGTATTTACCATGGCATCCAAAGATCCTAACAGCGTCAGCTATATGGTCCGTGACGACCTGGCTGTACGTAACGAAGAATCAATGGAACTGCTTCGTTCGTTTGCTAATGCAGCGTCTGAGCGTGGTGAAGACGGACCTGCAGCTCTGCTAGAAATTGCAGAAACCTTACAAGATCTGGGTAACAATCCTATCCTTAGGTTTGGTGCCAATGCTATGTCTGCGTTTGACGGCTTTACCCGTGCTGTCATGGCTAACGGTCGTGCACGCATGCTGGCATACGACGAGTTCATTGACGAAGGCATCACTAAACCTACCAAAGAACAGTTTGCAGCTAAGGCAAAGGAATACTACGACTCTATGTTTAACAGCAAGGGTCTGATTAAAAATGACTACGTTGATTACGCTACCAGTGAGATTGCGCTGAACCTTGACACTCCACGTGTCCGGTCGTTTACCAATCTTATCAAAGCTAACCCTTGGATGAAACCGTTTGTGCTGTTCCCTAAGACCAGTGCTAACGTTGTGTCTACCTTCGGTACTTACAGTCCTGTCACCATGTTTATGGATGACTACAAAAAGATTGTATTGAACACACCGATGGAAGGGTTTACTGCCGATGAGCTGGACAAACTGATGACTCCTCGTGGTCTTAAGCCTACCCAGGCTGAGTTTGACGGTTTGCGTGCAGAACTGCGTGGTAAAAAGGCTATCGGCGTGGCTGCTATTATGAGTGCCTTTGGTTTGTGGAATGCTGGCAGAATCCGTGGTAACGGTCACTTTGATCCTAATCGTCAACGTGTTCGTCAAGAACTGGGTTATCAAAAGAAAACCTACATGGATGATGACGGTAACTGGCACAGCTACGACTGGCTTGGTCCGGTCGGTGACTGGATGGCATTTACTGTTGACGTTATGGATAACTTTACCAGCATTTCTGAACCTGACCTGTTCCTTAACAAAGCATGGTTTATCCTTGCAGCGTCTTTGACCAGCCGGGATATGTTTGCTGGTATGGAACCCATGTTTGACGTGATGCGCGGTGACCAGGGTGCACAAACTCGTTGGGCTGGTAACTTCTTGAGCCCGCTTGCACCGTTGCATGGTGTACGGCGTGACTTGGGTCGTGTCATAACACCTGCACTGAAAGTTGTCGAAAACGAACTGGCTGCTCACATTCGTAACAAGAATGGTGTGGCTGATCTTGTTGACCCCGAAGGTGCACTGCCAGAGCTGCATGACTGGCTGTACGGTGATAAGGTAGGTTACGCAGAAAACCCGTTTGTTCGTGGTTGGAATGCGGTTATGCCTATGAAGATTTACGAAGGTCGTGAGCGTCCTGAAGCTGATTTCTTGATGAAGATTGAGTACGACACCCGTCCTGTGTTCAACGTAGCAGAGAACGGTGTTAAGTACACTGCTGAGGAAAAAGCCAAGCTATTTGAGATCATGGGTAAGGATGGTTATTTCAAAGATGAGATTGCCCGACTTATGGATATCTACGACGCTGATGAGTGGCGTGATACCATCCATGGTTTGCGTATGAAAGATGGTAAAGATATTGATGAAAAGATCTTCGATAATCTTTACATTAACATTGATGCAGCTGCACGTGAAGCTAAGAAACTTGCTGAACTGCGACTGCCTCTCGAAATGCAAGACGATCTGCAAACCCGTATCTACCAAGCTGGTAGAAACGTAGTTGATCAAAAGATGGGTCAAGCCCCTAGGTTTGACGTCCAGACTATGACCAACAAATAACCACCCGTAACCTAAACATTAAAATGTGTAATGGCTACAACTGAAGTATTTTACAACGGTGACGGTTCCGACCTCACCTTTACAATTCCATTTGAATATCTAGAGGAATCCGACGTCAAAGTTTCTGTCGGAGGTACCTTAAAAACTCAAGACACTGATTACACGTTTTCAACTCTAACTGAAATTACGTTTACTACTGCTCCTCCGAGTGGTACTAATAACGTACGAATTTTTAGGGATACGGATATTGACAGTGGAGTCCGCAACGAATTTTTTGCGGGCTCTGCCATCCGTGCTCAGGATCTTAATGATGACTTTTTGCAGGTCTTGTACTCTGCGCAGGAAATTGAAGACCAGTATGTAACTAAAACCGACGGTGAGTTTGATACCAACGTCGATATGAATGATAACCGGATCACCGAAATGGCTGATCCTGTTAACGCTAAAGATGCTGTTAACAAGCAGTATTTTGAAGCTAACAGCTGGGATTCAGATACTGAAACTATTCTTAGCAACGAAACTTGGAACAGCGTTGACAATCAAATTGCAACCACGGCTTCTATTGAAAACCGTGTTACTGCAAAAATTGACGACGCTATCACCAACGACATTGGTACCGATGGTACTGGTATCACTGTAAGTGATGATGGTGACGGTACCATTACCCTTGGTCTTGCACAAAATACGATTGATTTTGATCGGATTAAAAACACCGACATTATCACTCAAGCTGAGCAAGATGCAGGTACTCCTGCTGCAGCTGACTCTAACATCTTTACTGCACTAGGTGCTGCACGTCGTTTCGATACTCTTGTACAAACCGGTACGCCTAGCGGATCTGATTGGGAAACTGGTAAGACTTGGTATCAGAATGATGAAGACAAAACTGTTTACGTCTGGGACGGTAACAGCTGGGAAGCTATCACCTCTGGTGGTGCCTTTACTCGTCTTGATCAAGTCATTTATGTTGACGCTACTAACGGTGATGACAACAATAATGGTCACCGTATTAGTACTCCTAAAAAAACCATCAAGTCTGCGTTGGCTGCTATCAACTCCGACGCTACTTACGGAAACGGTAGCACCATTCTAGTTGCTCCTGGTATCTACAAAGAAACCGCACCTCTGGACATTGAAAAAACTGATGTCTCTATCGTTGGTGCGTCTGTCCGTAACACGATTATTCATCCTACTGAGGCAACTGAAACCAACAGTCTGTTCCGTGTAAACAGCGGTTCGTACCTTGCTAACATGACGTTTACTGGCGTCAAGGCTAGCGGTACCCGTGGTGCTAGCGGTTCTCTGTGGACTGATTCTGAATACGGTCTGCCGCCTACTCAAGGTTGGAACGTTTCGTTCTATCCTAATGCCAAGATTTACAAGTCTCCTTACATCCAGAATTGTACTAACTTCTCGGATAGTGAGATTGACAACGATGCTCTAGACTTCTACACGGGTGATTCCGATAGAGGTCAGGCCGGTGACCTTGACTCCGAACCTACTGGTGGCGGTCTGCTAGTTGACGGTAGTACCGTTCACGACGACTCTCCGCTTCGTTCGATGGTGGCTGATAGCTACACGCACGTGGCTTTGGATGGTCCTGGTATTTTTGTTACCAACAACGGTTACGCTCAGGTTACTAGCTCCTACGCATTCTTTAACCACTTCCACATTGGTTGTTTGAATGGTGGTCAGGCAAACCTTGCAGCTTCCACTTCTGACTTTGGTCGGTTCTCGTTGGTTGCAAGTGGTCGTTCAACCACTGCCATTTTTAGTGCAACTACGACCGTACAAGCTGCCTCTGGTGCTGATACGTTTACTATTGGTGCTCCTACGGCTGGTAGCGACTGGTTTGGTAATGCTACTCGACCTGCGGACAACATGCTTGTTCAGGTCAATAATAATTTCTACCCTATTCAGTCTGCTGTCGCAAATGGTAGTGGATGGGATGTGACTATTATCCGCCCAGATGCTAATGACCGTACCCAAAACCTTGGTCTTAATGGTACTGTTGCTAGCGGTTCGACTGCTTTGTTCTACCTTCGTTCTATGATCGCTTCTAGCGGTCACACGATGGAGTATGTGGGCGCTGGTACTGACTACCGTGCACTTCCTTACAATGCAACTGGTACTTATATTGTTGGTTCTGGTACTCAGCCTAATGGTGTTCCTATTGAAGCGCATCAGGTTAAAGAACTAGACAACGGTAAAGTCTGGGCTGCTATTACTGACCACAACGGTAAGTTCCGTGTTGGAGATACTTTTAGTGTTAACCAGCAAACTGGTTTCGTTAACATTCCAGCTGGTGCATTGTCTGTCAGCAAGCTGCTGGCAAACCTTGACACCAACAATAATAGCATTGTCAATAACTCTGGTAACGTAACTATTGATGACACGCTGTCAATGAACAGCAATAAAATCATCAACGTTACTGACCCTACTGGTGCACAAGACGCTGCTACCAAAAACTACGTTGACAACTTTGAATCACAGACTGATAACATCGGTGATCTTCAAGTTACTGGTGCCAAGATTGCAAACAGCACTATTGATAGCTCTAAGCTGACTGGTGCTACTGTTGTTACTAACAGTGAGCACAGTGCTGCGACTGTTAACGATACCAGCTTCTTTACAACATCGGCGTCTGATGCTCGGTATTTCCGTCAAGATAGTTCTGAAACTATTGCAAGTGGTGATACCTGGAGTAGCAGCGATTCGTTTGTTGCCACTACCGGGGCAATCAACGCTCGTATTATTGACCTTGTTGAAGAGGTTGGTGGTTTCGTTCCTATTGCAGATGAGACTAGCTTCCCCGCTGCTAACCCTGACATTAACAACGGGACCGGAACTCTAATTAGTATTCAAGAGATTGCTACTAGCCGTACTCCGTCTAGCGGTACTGTGACCATTGCTAACGGCTCTGGTTCTAACACCGTTACGATTACTGGCTGTGGTTCTACTGTCCTTGCTGCTGGTTATGGTTGCATCGTGGAGACCACCTCTACGTTGCACACTTATACGTTCCACCGTCTGACCCCGCTTGCAACTGAGGTTTCTACTGTTGCAGCTAACGTTACAAGCATCAACACTGTTGCAGGTAGCATTAACAACGTCAATACGTTTGCTAATGTCTATCAAGTAGCATCGGCTAACCCTACTACTAGACCTGATAGCAGTGCATTGGTCGAAGGTGAT